AAAGTTACTAATCCTGTTCCACCCTGTGCAGCGGTGATTGCGGTTGATACGCTATTGACCGTGACATTGTTTAAAGCAATATTACCTAATGCGCTAACCGTTCCACCAAAAATAACAACGGTGTTTCCTATGGTTGTTGTTGGGATAGCTGGCGCAACATTACCAGATTGAATTGTTGTGTTTGCAAAAGTAACATTACCAATATTAGCAATTGTTCCACCAAAAATAACAACTGTATTACCAATAGTGGTGGTTGGAATAGCGGCAGCCACGTTTCCACTTTGAACAATGACGTTTGCAAATGTCACATTACCAATGTTGGCGGTTGTGCTACCAAGAGCAATCGTGGTGTTACCAATAGTGAGCGAGTTATTGCTTAAAAAATTATTGGGGAATGTTGTTGCAACACTAGAAATAGTTGTATTGGTCAACGTCAAATTACCAATGTTGCCAATTGTCGAACCTAATGCAACAGATGTATTTCCAATTGTTACACTAGAATTTGATAAAAAATTGTTTGGTAATGGTGTTGCTAAACTGGTAATGGTGACATTAGTCAGCGTAGTATTGCTAATTGTTCCACCAGTTATTACCGCATTTCCCGTTGTGACATTGGTCACAGTAATATTAGAAATGGTTACATTACCACTTGTAATATTGACGTTAGTTAGGGTTAACCCGAATATGGTTGTGACTACTTGACCAAGATTTGCATTGGTTTGACCAATCGTAATTGGTGTTTGAAAGTTTGCGTCTAACTGCGACAGTGGTATTGTCGTAGAAGCGGTAGCGAATGTATATGGTACTGGCATTAAAACCTCGTTCTTAATTCATGTTCAAATTCAAAACCGTTATAAACAAAGCCTGGTGTACTACTAGATTGTATTGTCATTCCAAGATATTTACCATACTGTTTTGCGTCAGATTTGAATAAAGAATACCCTGTTGTTGTCCAGCCAATAATTGTTCCCGAAGCATTAGACCAAGAAATTAATTGACTCGCATTATTTTGCCAACCAACTAAACTTGTTAACAAAGTAATTGGACTTGTTCCCGCCTCACTATCAACAGTGACATTTAAATTGGCAGCTGAGTTGGTATTTGTTCCTTCAATACCAATCTTTAAGGCTTGTTTAGTACGAATATTATCTTCCATTGGCAATAAAGCAGTCTGCACAATTGAAGAAATGTTATTGGTGTTGTCGTTGTAAAGTCGATAAAGAGTTGTTCCGTCTGAACCAAATAAACTAATTTTACCCGATACTGGAACTGTAGTAATGTACGATAAATTGTCGTTTTGCGAAGTAATAAACCATTTTTTCTCAAAAAACACCGCTTGAATATACCGATAACTTTGAGAAAACACCGCATCATAATATCTAAAATTAAACGCAGCACACAAAATGTTATTTAATAAAACTTGACCCGCATAAATCGGACTATTAAAATCAATGTTTGGAATCATTCCATCTAAACTATCTGATAATTTAGAGGTTGTTGATCCCACCAGCGCATAAACTCCGTAATCATTCATAAACAAAACGGATCTAAAATAAGGAAAAATAGCGTAAGGTCGTTTTGTTCCTACGGATGCCGATACGTTGGTGTTAGTAAAAATAGTAACTCCACCCGTCAATACCCTCACATCCGAGAACACGTTAATCGAATCATCACCAAAAATGTACAAGAAATTATTGGCTGCCAAGAGTTGCACAATGTTTCCATGCAATGTGGAGTCGGTTAATGTCAACGCACCCGCAGAAACACTCGTAAAATCGCTATAAAAACCCGCTGCTGAGTAATAAACAGTTCTTCCTTGTGCTACCCACACCCGACCACTAAAAGTCGCTACGCCTACGTTTTGATTGTTTGACACAATAGGTTGTAACACGGCAGTATTGCCACCAGTTCCCGTAATTGTCACAATAATGTTGGCGGCGTTAGTATAGCCTGTGCCGTTGTTGGTCATAATAACTTGGGTGATTGCATTACCTTGCACTATGGCTTTAGCCACTGCACCCGTACCACCACCGCCTGTAAATGAAATTGTGGTATTTGCCGTATTACTATAACCCGAGCCACCGCTGACCACCGCAAAAGATAATGTTCCTGTGGCAAAAGTAGTGATACCCGCAATTGCTGACGCACCAGAACCACCACCACCCGAAAACGTCACCACAACGTTTGCACCATTGGTATAGCCTGTTCCACCCGTCAATAACGTGATGGTACTGACATTTCCGTTCAAAATAGTTGCAACTGCGTTGGCTTGGGTGCCTCCCACTTGATCTGGTGCAGAAATAGTGACTGTGGGTGCCGAAGTATAAGCATTGCCCGCAGAAGTTAAAGCAATTGTGCCAATCGAGCCAATTGAAACGGTATTATTTCCATCCCAACTAAACAAACCTTTGCTCGGGTCAAGAATCAACATCCGATCATTGTTGTATTGTGAGTAATTTATCTCAGAATTGGAAAACGTACCCGCAGCCGACACATTGCCTGTTGCTAAAGTCTGAACATTGTAAAATTGTGCGCCACCATTGTTTTCAAAACCAACAATGTAATCGTTTTGCCCTAAATTGACAGAAGCAAAGGTAGTAACCGTACTACTGAAAGTAACAATGTTGCCTGTTGCGTTGATAACATTAGATACAGTCGGAATGATTTTTAAGTTGGCATAACCTACAGGCTGAACATTTTCTAGCCAACTAAACTCGTCATCTCCAATTGATGTACGGTTGGCTTTAGTGTTAAGACTCTTAAATTCCTTAACCACCTTGTAAGATTTTTTCTGTTCTGCGCTTGCCATTTAAAATCCTGTGCCATAAACCGATGGTATCCGCCTGGTGAAAACTGAATTTAAAATTGATCTGACTTGCGTTGTATATTCTTGTTTATAAATTTCCGCTTCACCAAAAGATTGTTCATAATACTTGGCTAAGTAAGCAGCATAAAATTTTACCGCCCCCGAATAAGGATCATTAATAACATCGGCTACTGTTGCCGTAGATAAACTCATGGCATTAGGTAACACCACGCAATCTATTTCAATTTGATAGCTTTGATCTGGTATTGGACCTATGTAAATTCTGTTTTCACTGTAAATACTAAAGACTAAAGGTCTGCCAATGTAGTTTTGCCAGAAACGCATCTTGGCATTAAATTCAGACCACTGTGCATAGTCGAGAGGCACCCGTGTATTACCCCAATACAGATTAATATTAAGAACATCAAGCACGGTATTACCAGACGAAATAGACAACGGCATGGTTGCCAAAATAGATGAAATATTCTCGTAAGTAATAATTTCACAGTTGCCTACATACAACAGTGTGGCAGTACCATCCGCAAACGCAGTAGTCGGCGGATAATTACTATAATTATTAGCGCCTGATGCGGGATAAGGTGGCGCAGTCGATCCACTGGTTCCGCTTGTTTTATATTGATAAATAAAAATATTGCTAAAGACATATTGTCCAGCAGTGACCGCCGTATTGGCAACCCAAGCCGTAGGGGTGCCACCTTGAATTGTAGGGACTTGTGTTACTGCAATTTGTCGTAAACACCCTGTGTCACGAACCACACGCTCCCTAGCCGAATTAATATAGTCAGTTAACTGTTGTTGAGTATAGAAATTAAGGTTGGCATCGTGCAACAATCGTTGAACATCGGTGAGATAGCTCTGTAAGGTTGCCATGTTTTATTCATAGTTTAAACTGCTTTAAGGATTTTTCCCCTCGCTTGATGTGAGTCAGGCAAGGGTACTCTCTCCACCAACGGGGATAACGATTGGTTCTTTTTTGGTCGTTCAAGCTGAATATCAACAAGCGCTAAGGATTTAAAACCCTCTTTGTAATCAGCGCCACTTTTTACCCAACCTAAACGAGTCAAATATGGTTTTTTGTCTTCTTGGTCATAACCAAAAACATGAATAGCAATTTCAATAGGAACTTCAACAGTTTCATTTTTTGGAAAATCATAAAATTTACCATCGTATCCATCGCAAACCTCATAGTCCGTGTTATTCGTTACAAATACAGTTGACATCTTATCCCCTTCAAAAATTAAAAACTTACTACGTCACCATACACGCAAATGTCAACGGTATTAGCGTTTCCAGATGGGGTGTTAATGTTTACATATAATGCTTGCGTCACCACACCCGATACCACGTTTGTTGTGTAAGGCGCAGACGGTGTAATGTCTTGCCATGTACCAACACCCGTAAGTGTTGACAACACAGTATTGCCAAATACTACGTTGGCATTGTTGTTGGTGGCAGAAATAGACACGTTAGCAGAAGAAACGCTACCACTTGGATTTTGAATCGTAACTCTGCGAACAATTATTCCCCCAGAATTAGCCGTTGCACCACCGTTGGTTAATCCGCCACTTAATAAAGGCAAAGTAATTACTGCATTACCGCCAGTATTTAATTGGGTTGCACGAACAACTGCAAGACGACCGTTACTAAACGAATCAAGATAAAACTGTCCAACTGAATCTGGATTAGCCATTGTTTACCCCTTAACTTACGAAGGTTTGGTTTACTGCTTGACCGCCGTTGACAGTGTACAAAGTCAATGTCTGGTTTGATACCGTTGCGTTTGCACGCACGTTATAGCCATCAGAAATAATTGTACCGCCAGAGTTCGAAGCAACATAAGTTGACCAGTTGTTGTTGTTGGTTCCGCTATTTACCTCAATAGCTACGTTTGCAGTAGTGTTGACAGGCATAATATACAAACCAGCGGGAACATACTGCGCAGTTAATGTGCCAGCGTTCATGGCAGATGCGTTGCCAATACCAATGCTAGAAATAATAACTGTTTGCGGATATGCGCCAGGAGTATTTGTATTGGTGTTTGCCAATAAAATTTTATTTAGACCGAGTGCCATGTTATACGCTCCTTATAGTGAAATTGAGTTATAACCAGTGACACGAGTCATTGATTTTGGTTTAACAGAAACTAATTCCGCAATCATTAACACTGCACCAACATAACCAATCTGCCAGTTAGGTAAAGTAGATTCAAAACCTGTAAATACAAATGATCCTTGATCATGAATGTATAAACTTAGGTAATTTGAATTAATAAAATACATCGTTCCTTCTGGGCAATATGGGTCTGGATAAATTGGAACACCAGCAACCATCAAGGCTCTGAACGCAGCTTGCGGTCCATTGCTATCGCCATCAAACGCATGACCTGGAGTAATGACATACTGTTCTTGACCTACAAAGTCTTGAGCCAATAATGTCCATGTACCAAAACCACACACACCAAATGTTGGAACTTCTGCACCGTTTTTTACTGTACCAGAAATGTATTGCAACACGTTTTGACGAGTTGGGTTTGCATTACCAGCGTTATACACTTTAGATTTCCACCAGCCGTAAGTAGAACGGTTAATGTTTCCGTAAGTGGCTAAGTTGGTACCGTCATCAATTGCACCAGGCAAACCAATAAACTGTTGTGTATTAGTTGTGTTGGAGAACAACGCAGTTGCCATTGCATCAAGCATGACGTTGGTTGTATCGTTCATACGAGCTTCAATCAAAGGAATGATTGCATAGTCTTGTTGAACTGCACCTTCCATACCCAAGAAAGGTACAGGTGCAATCATGAGTTTAAGGTTAAATTCTGATAAGAACGCACCTTGTTGTACTGAGGGTTGTGTAAAACTACCAGAGTAGTCTGACCACTGCGCATTCACAAACGGCGCACCTTGTACTGGGACTGAGATTTGAGAAACACCACCAGACGCTTGTTGACTGTTACCAATCAAAGCAGCCATCAAGGGTGTGCTATTGTATAATTGTACAACCATCTTAGGGACAAACGCACGACGAGTAACATAAGTTAATTCGTTGTATTGCGCACTACCCGAAGCTGGTACTATTCCTCCGCCTATTGGCATAATCAACTCCTAAAGTAAATATCCCCTACTTACTATTAAATGCCAATTGGTCTACGGTTTTTTTGTAGATCAGCTAGCGCCGCTGCTGCTTCATTTCTTGCACCTTGAATTGGATTCTTCATAAATGATTCAAGGTTAAATTTCTTCATTACGTTTGGATTGTAACCCATAGACGCATCAGAAGTCGGTGTGGCTGCTTGCTTCATCCATCTAAAATAATCAGCAGCAGTTTCGTGATCGTTGATTTGTCTTTCCACCATTAATTTTTCAATTTCTGGTATGTCGGCTTTGGATGCTTTACCATCTTCCACTAAACGATTACGAAGTTCTTGTAAATTTTCCATTTGCTCTTTTTGCTTAAACTTGGCTTCTAACTTTTGATAACTGTCTTGCGACACCTTCAATTGTTTGGCTAAGTCATCTTTGAGAGCGAGTTCTGGAATAGTTAAGTCTGGCTTAACTTGTTTGGTCAAACGTAAAAAGTTTTCCCTAGTTTCTGGGTTGTCAGCCAATTGCTTGGCTAACATAGCTAACTCGTCACGTTGTTCGAATGATAGATCTTCTAAAGACATATTTATCCCCTATTTGTTTAAATAACTTTTTTGGTGTCACCAGGTCTGGATGTGGTCATTTGATTTTTATAACCACCCTTGCTGATTCCATCTAAACCGCCAAACTGCGAAAAGCGGGGAGTGTTAACAATTTGACCATTTTTCTGATTGTTGTCAGTTGGTCTTCTTGGAGATGCTGCACCTCTTGGTTTAAAAAGTTCCATTTTATTTCCTTTACATAGGTTGTGGTGGTGGCATACCAGGAGGAGGACCGCCCGCTCCACCGCCCATTGGAGGCATTGGAGGAGGCGCACCACCAGGTGACATGCCAGGAATTAATGGTGCTTGTTGCATTGCTTTACCCTCTGGCGTAGCACCGCCCGCTTGAGGTAAATTTTGTAACATTTGCATAATTTCAGTCGGCTGCAAAGAGTTCACTTTGGATTTCTTTGCGCCCAAGATGGTGGTCAAGGTACGGATACCGTTTAATACTTTTTGTCCTTCTTCGGATTCACTACCGAGAGCTGGCAAGGCTTGTTCTAACAAATCCATTGCCATTGAAATATTGAGTAATGATGCTTCACGTTCACCCATCTTTGGTTCGGGGGTAGACATTGGTGAAGCCATTGGAGGTGAAGAAGGATCTGAAATGCCACCACCCGTTTCTGGCACAGGCGGAGTTCCCGTAGGAGTCGCTTTGTCCTTTTGGTTTTTCAACAAGCTCATCAACTGATCGGGGGGCATGCTCATAATAATTTCCTATCTAATTACAAGAAAGATTAAACCTTTCTGTAAAAATGTCAAGTAGGGGGTAATATTTCTATTCCCACCCCCAAAGGGAGGTTTAAACGGTCAAACCGTAAGATCCTTGCGGATTACTTACGACCTTTACGACCTTTTCTTCCTTTACGCATGGTAAGCTCCTGTTGCGATAGCGTCCACCAATTAGGGCTGGCAGCCAACACCCTTTTCCTTCTTACGGGAAACCCGTTTTTATCCCCTCGTGGCTCGTCCGTAATTTTTGTTCGAACCCCGATTAAAACTTTTAATACCAGTTGTTTTGTACTGTAAACTAGGCGCACTATCTCCACGTTTCAACGATTGCGTTGATACTTTTGGTTGATCAGATCTTGGTGCTACTGTGCCTTGCGCCATTATTCATCCATTTTTTGTTTAGGTGGTTCTTTGCCTTTTGGTTGCGGAGGATTCATTCTTTCTTTTTCCTCACGTTGTTTCAATCGGTCTTTTAGTAATTGTTTCATTGGAGGCTCTAATAAGTCAAGTAAAGATTCTTTATCAATTGCTTGAGCTTTAAATAAATTAAATGCCAACTGTTTTAAATCTTCAGTAAAGATAGGACTATTACTGTGCGCATCCACTTTTACCACAAAATCATTGGTAAATTGTTCGGCAATAAATGGTTTTCCATCTACATCTTGAAAATAAGTGTTGTCATACTGCTTCATCATCTTTAAAAACAAAGTTGCCACTTTTTCAAGACTATCTTCTACAATTAAAGCACGTTTTTTGGCTCTTGAGCTACCTAAACGGGCTAATTGACTAGCATGCCCTTGTGAACGCACACCCGACTCGCCTTTACCCGACAATACGTTTGAAATACCCGATACTTCCGAGAACATGGCATCAATTTCGTGGATGACCTCAAATAAATCAGCGGGCATTTCTGGGGCAAGGTTATCGACCTTAGCGCCTGGCATATCAGAAGCAATATGGGTGCCTGGAAAGTTTAATGCACTAAATTTCTCATCCAAAATACCGCCCAAGC